GCCCCCAGATCTAAAAGCATACGGAAAAATATACGGATGCAATGCTTTATATAGAGAATTTGATCCAGATTTTTTAATTGCAGTAGATCCCAAAATGGTTATGGAACTAAACAGTGTCGGTTATCAACACCAGCATTCAGTGTGGACCAATGGCAATGCTAGATACAAAGCATTTAGGGGATTCAACTATTTTATTCCCAGTCTAGGATGGAGTAGCGGACCAACAGCATTGGATATGGCTTCTCGATCAGGTGTAGACGAAATATATATTTTGGGGTTTGACTATGAAGGTGAAAATGGCAAACTAAACAATGTCTATGCCAACACAAAAAATTACAAACTATCTAGTGACGTGGCCACTTACTATGGTAACTGGATGCGACAAACAGAAAAAGTTATTCGAGACAACAAGCATATAAAATATTATCGACTAGTTGGTGATAAATATTTTGACACAAATTGGCACTTCTCAAACTTTAAAAATTTAAACTACACAGAATTTAAACAAATATCCAAGACTTGGCCTAAAAACTAGCATTTTAAGGCCATTTCACCCCATTTATTACAATTAAAAGTAAATATATCAACAGCCTTGTAACCATAGGAGACAAAACAATGACTGATCGAAACAAATTTGAACAGATGCTTGAGTCTTTGGTCAATGACGACCAAGCCAGAGCAAAGGAATTATTCCACCAAATCGTGGTAGAAAAATCACGTGAGATTTATGAAAATCTTCTTGCTGAAGAATTTGACGAAGACGTTGAAGAAACTAGAGAAGATAATGACATGGAAGAATCTATGGCAGATGAAGACATGGAAGAATCTATGGCAGATGAAGACATGGAAGAAGGCATGGACGAAGAAACTGAAGAAGGTTTTGACATGTCTATGGAAGCCGAAGACGACGAAATGCCAATGGATGGCGACAAAATGTCATCAATGGACAAAAGCGATGATTTCATCGATGATGTCACTGGTGATACAGGTAGCCCACAGGAAGTAGTTGCTGACATTGGTGCAGCAGTTGATGACTTAGATGCATTGGTTGCTGAATTAGAAAACGCTATTGCAGCATTTGATGGCAGTAAAGAAGATAATGCAGAAATGGATGATGAAGATGATATAATGTCCAAAGAACAGTATGCATTTGAAGATGAGCAAATGATGCGTGAGTATGTAGAAAAAGTAGGCGAAGCCTACAAAGGCGGCAAAGTTGCTAGCACAAGCGAAGCAGGCGGCGCCAATACAAAAAGTATCTTAGCCAAGAAGAATGACATGGGCGGCACAACTGCTAACATTGCCAAGGGCGGTGAAGGCGGCGGTAACAAAACCAGCCTACCAGGTCATGCAAACGCCAAGACTGAAAATCTTGGCAACATAAATGTTCCAGGCGGCAAAGCTGGTGTGAAGCATCTTAAGGGTGTGCCAGCAGGTCACGGAGCAGAAAAGAAAGGCAGTGGCGACACTGCTACCAATAAGAAAAGTATAATTGGATCTAGATAATGTTATTACTTCGTGAAAACCTTTCGTTTACACAAGCCGGTATCGTTGTTGAATCAACTGACAACGAGACTGGCGGTAAAAGTTTGTACATGAAAGGTATTTGCATACAGGGCGGCATTAAAAACGCTAACCAAAGGGTATATCCTGTGGACGAGATTGGCAGGGCTGTTAAGACTCTAAACGATCAGATTGCCAATGGTTATTCTGTATGCGGTGAAGTAGATCATCCAGACGATCTAAAAATTAACCTAGACCGTGTCAGCCACATGATTACCTCAATGTGGATGGACGGTCCAAATGGTTATGGCAAAATGAAAATATTACCTACCCCTATGGGCATGCTGGTCAAAACTATGTTAGAAGCCGGCGTTAAATTAGGTGTAAGTAGCAGAGGTTCCGGAAACGTCCGAGATGACGGGTCTGGTCACGTCAGCGACTTTGAAATCATTACGGTGGATATAGTTGCTCAACCAAGTGCTCCCGGTGCGTATCCTACACCAATTTACGAAAATCTCATGAACACTCGTGGCGGTTTAAGTAGCCTTCGTATAGCGAAGGAGGTGCAGGGCGACCCGAAAGCGCAGAAGTATCTCAAGGAAAGCCTATTAAGAATAATAGGCGGTCTCCAATAATAGGAGGAATACATGTTGGATTCGTTAAAAACTTTGTTTGAAAACAATGTGATTTCTGAGGAGATGAGAGCAGAAATTGAACAAGCATGGGATCGCAGAGTTGTTGAAAACCGTCAAGAAGTTACACAACAATTACGCGAAGAATTTGCTCAACGCTACGATCATGACAAACAAGTCATGGTAGAAGCCATGGACAAAATGATCAGTGAACACTTAGCTGTTGAAATTCAAGAGTTTAAGGAAGACAAGGCACAATTGGCAGAAGCAAAAGCCAAGTATGCTAAGAAGATGAAAGACGATGGCAAGAAGATGAAAGAATTTATGGTTCATCAACTGGCTAAAGAAATTTCAGAACTACACGAAGATCAGAAACAGTCAGCAGATAAATTCCAAAAACTTGAACAATTCATTATAGATGCTCTATCTGAAGAAATTGCAGAGTTTTATCAAGACAAGCAAGACCTGGCTGAAGCCAAGGTCAAATTAGTCAAAGAAGGTAGAGAACAGATTTCTGCATTAAAACAGAAATTTGTAAAACGTGCAGCAAGCATGGTAGAGTCTATGATCGGTAACAACCTATCTAAAGAAATTACCCAACTCAAAGAAGATATTGAGAGTGCTCGTCGCAACGACTTTGGACGTAAATTATTCGAAGCTTTTGCTTCTGAATACCAAGCAAGTTACCTAAACGAGAAATCTGAAACTTCAAAATTACTCAAGGTCATAGACCTGAAAGATCTAGCCATTACTGAAGCAAAAACTGCGGTAATAGCGACACAAAAGATTTTAGAAAGTAAAGAGTCAGAAGTCAACCGTTTACAAGATGCTATGCAAAGACAGACCACAATGGCTGAACTTTTTGCTCCACTGAGCAAGGATCAGAAAAACATTATGTCTGAGCTGTTAGAAAGTGTGCAAACACCAAAATTACAAAATAGTTTTGAAAAATATCTACCAGCGGTAATTGCCGGCGAAACAAAACCAAAACAAAAACAGGCACTAGTAGAGGCAAAAGAAATTACTGGAAATAAGGTTTCCAGTACTCAAGTTAGTGGCGAGTACGATTCTAATATCAGAAGTATTAGACGTCTTGCTGGATTATAAAGTTTAAGGAGAAAAACTAAATGTCAGATCTACTAAATGGTCGTTGGCAAGAGACCAAAGAGGCTCTATTAGAAGGCCTAAACGGTACCCGTAGAAGTTCGATGTCTGTAACTCTAGAAAATACTCGCAAGTATTTGGCTGAGTCAGCATCCGCAGGTGCTACCTCTGCCGGTAATGTCGCAACACTAAACCGTGTGATATTGCCAGTTATTCGTCGTGTCATGCCAACCGTTATCGCTAACGAGTTGGTTGGTGTTCAGCCAATGACAGGTCCAGTTGGACAAATTCACACTCTACGTGTGCGTTATTCAGATACATCAGCAGGCGCTGGTGTTCTAGCAGGTGAAGAGGCTCTAAGCCCATTCAAAATTGCTGCTAGTTATTCTGGTAACGAGACAGCAGCAACACCCCGAGCAGGTAGCACCGCTACTTTAGAAGGTGCTGCTGGTAAGCGTATGAGCATCCAGATCCTAAAGCAAGTAGTTGAGGCTAAAACCCGTAAACTAAGTGCTCGTTGGACATTTGAAGCTGCGCAAGATGCACAAGCCCAACAAGGCATTGACATCGAAGCAGAAATCATGGCTGCTTTGGCACAAGAAATCACTGCTGAAATTGATCAAGAAATCTTAGGATCTCTACGTTCATTAGCAGGCACAGCCGTTGAAACATACAACCAGGCTGCAGTTTCTGGTACAGCAACATTCGTTGGTGATGAGCATGCCGCATTGGCAGTTCAAATCAACCGTGCTGCTAACTTGATCGCTCAGCGTACACGTCGTGGTGCTGGTAACTACGCAGTGGTTAGCCCAATGGCATTGACAATTCTTCAAAGTGCTACAACTAGTGCGTTTGCTCGTACTACTGAAGGTACTTTCGAAGCACCTACAAACACCAAGTTTGTTGGTACATTGAACAGTGCAATGCGTGTTTATGTTGACAGTTATGCTAGCGACAGCACAGGCGTATTGATTGGTTACAAAGGTTCTAGCGAATCTGATGCACCAGCATTCTACTGCCCATACATTCCATTGATGAGCAGTGGCGTTGTGTTAGATCCATCAACATTCGAGCCAGTCGTGTCATTCATGACACGTTATGGTTATGTTGAACTAACCAACACAGCATCATCTCTTGGTAATGCTGCTGATTACTTGGCTAACGTTGCTATCACAAACGCAAACGTTCGATTCAGTTAATCAAATCTTTTTTAAAAGAAAAACAAAGCGGGTGGCAACATCCGCTTTTTTTATGACTTGAGCAAAATGGCTAAATATCATGTCTAAAAATGATTTTGTTTACCAGCAAAACTTATGCAGTAACCCCACTGCGTAGACCTAGAACGTCAACATAAGGAGAAACAAATGGGACGTCCATTAAGAAAAGATGTATTAGGTACTGATGTTATCGGCACCCCGGTCAGCGACACTGGCATCAAAGTTCAGTCACATGATGGCAGCACTCTAAGTGCAGCTTCGTTTATTATTAAGCAGCGCGGCGCAAAAACGTTTGTTATTACAACTAACGGAACAGATCGTCAAACTTGCGTGTTACAAAGTACAACACCGGCCGCAGCAGGCCAAATGTTAATGATGGGATTTACACAACCTTATCAAGCAGATGCAAATGCAGTACCTATCGCTAAAATTACCAAACGTGTTGCTACTGATTTTAGCGGTGTTCGTTATACATGGTATTTAGAAAATGATTCGTCAACTGACGTTATTGTGCTGACAGCAATCTAATTTAGGATACTGCGATGAAAGTTGTTCACGTCAAAGATGGTGGCTATAAAGTAATAGTGCAGTCTGGTGGTACTATTGTTCTAGACACCGGTTCTACGATTGGTAATGTGTTGGTCACTGGTAATCTCACAGTCAACGGCACTACTACCACTATTAATTCTTCTACTTTGACTGTGGACGACAATATCATAGTAATCAATGAAGGCGAAGGCGGTGCTGGAATCACATTGGTGCAGGCAGGTATTGAAATTGATCGAGGATCATTGCCTAATGCAGAAATATTTTTTAACGAATCAATAAGTCATTACAGTCCTACATTGGCAACTACAGTGTCGGGAACTTTTGTTTTTAGAAATCAATCAGGCACTTTGTTGGGTCTAAGAACCAACAGTATC